TTAGAGTGAATTCGAGAAGTGTGTGAGGAAATGAAGAAAACAGCTGAAGAAGCGGACAAGTAAAAGGGAAAACAGACGTAGACGCGATCCATCAGCGCAAAAAGACAGCAAAAGGACGGACAGAGAAGCGTGAACCTTGAAAAGAGCATAGCAAACAAACCCTGACAGGGAACCGTTAAAAAGATTGAAGACTATCAGCTCAGGCAGCGCAGGCTTCGGTCAGGATCGAGAAGAAGGACGGGCGGTTAAGCTTTCTGGCTGCATCGAGAAGGATATTGGTGGAATGAATCAGACTCCACCAGAAGATCCGTTTGTTGCCTCTGGCCTTATGCTTTTCCAGGCCATAATCGTTGAGCAGGCGCTTGTTGAACCGTTCCGAGGCTGTTCTTGACCGCAGGATTGCTTTCCATTGAGCAGAACCACGGCGAATCCGCGTGGCAAAGCGCAGATTTTGATTCTGCGTGACGTAAATGGTACGGCCATAATCCGAAACGGATTGACAGGCCGCCTCATGGTCACAATGGTCGATCTTACCGCAAGCCATGGGGCAACGGAACTTGACACGTCTGCGCTCAGGATTGAAGCCCCAGTTGATCATGGGTAGGCCGGCCAGACAAATGGGTACGCCCTCTTTACTGATGGTGAAATCAGTGCCCTTCTTGTGATCCGCCTTGCTGTTACTCTTAAGCGGAATGACAGCCTTGATCTTCCAGTGTTCCAGAAGACCATAAATCCCCACAGCGTCATGTGCGCAATCGCCGCAAAAGGCGTCAATGGTGAAATCAGGATACAAGGATCTGAATTCAGAAAGAGCAACGATGCTGGAGACAGAGTCATGCCTGTTGGCTTGGACCATGCGCAGATAGATTGGCAGATCACACTTGAGATCCGGATTGTAAGCAGCAAGGACATAGGCGGTATGGCCGTAGAAGTAGCAGTTGTGGTAGCTGTCCCAGCCGTAACGGGCGTAGGGATCGGAGAAAATACGCGTACAGTCACAGTTATAGACGCCCTGTTCCCTGCAGGAACATTGTTTGCTGCCCCAGGCAGAACCGCCGGACAGAACACAGGTGCCATCCCCGGAAATGACCAGTTTTTGAGGATCGCCGAACAAACCTTGCTGGACAGCGGGTTCTGCCGCTACCTTAGCAAAGATTTGCTGCATGAGCCGCTCTGGTCGTTTGTCGAGGACTCGGTCCCGGGCTGCCAGGTCAGCAAGTTTTTGAACGATGCCTGGTCGCCGTACTGGTTGTTTTTCGTTTTTGCCGTATTTCTTTTTTGGTTTGCGGTGGAAAGGATGAAGTGAATGTTCGAATTCATGTTCCAACGCAGGATCAGCACACCAGATACGGTTGACCAGGTCATAGTAAGAACCAACCTGATGGATATGATCGCCCGACCGATAGCCGGCAATGGCCCGCAGGATGGACGATGCGGACAGAAGCCTGACCCAGGCAGGAATGCTGAAGATGTGACACTTGGACATGAGAAAGAAAGATCGCAGCAACTGAGCCTGTAGTCGGGCCGGTGCGCCGGTGGACGAATAGCAATCTTCCAGAAGATCGCGGACCGGGTCCAGGTTGAGTTCGTAGAGATTATTGAGTTGGTCCTGATAGTACAGGACCAGATCGGGATCCGACTGATAGAAATCAGTCATGCTGCAAAGGAGCTGCTCTTGATACTGCTGATGCGTCTGCCAGGATTGGAGCATAAACAAACCACCTCTGATCGTTTAGTAGGGCAACAAGGTCCCTCTATCGCGATTTTTGGGGTGATTTGGAAAAGTCAAGTGTATTTGATAATGTTAATGGAATGTTTACATTATTATATTAAGAATCTTGTGGTCGGAAATGTGGGGGTGAACCGCGCGGTCACACCACTCAAGACCACTGGGAATAAGGCCATTCGAGTTTTCGAATGAGCTCCATTAAAATACGAGGTATCAGTCAGACCATCCTCGCAGATTTCAAAGCTGATATGTGTATCATTTGCTGCACCACCGGCATGCCAGCCTCTATGATTCCAAGGCAAAGTCTGATAAGTGGCGATACTCCCATCAGCTAGCTTACCAATAAACCCGTGGACGCAGACCTGTCTGCTATCAGGCTTATCCCGATTCCAATGATTGTTATATTGGTTCTTTCCCAGAAGTCCGTCATCAGGACCGACATAGCGTTTCAAATAGGGATTATTCGCCCCGGTTGAATGCACCATGATGCCCTTAGGTTTAATAGTCCGGCCTGCTTTGTAGCAGGCGTTATTGGTCAGAAAGAGTTTATGCAAATTCATTTATTTATCCTCCGTTTTGTTATCTAATTGTTCAAAAATGTCCTTTAGTTTTTTTGGCACAGGCAAACCAATACAAGCGGCGTTTTCAAGGATTGAAATACCCTCGTTCGAAAGATAAAAAAAGATGACCGCCGTTCTGATCACAGAGCCGCCTTTAATTACGTTTTGGTCGATGATATGCCCGATGGCCACCAGTGAAAAAATCAATACTTTTTTGAAAATTCCTCGAAACCCAACCTCGCTGGATAATTTCTTGTCCAGTACTGCACACATCACTCCGGTGATGTAGTCGACGACCACAAACACAATGAGTGCGTACAAAAACCCGTCTAAACCTCCCATAATGTACCCCAGCCAACCTCCGACAGCTGCAAATAGCAACTGAATCCAATTCCAAATTTCCTTCATAAATAATCCTCCATTCATTTTTGTATTAATAAACGCCTCCGTTGAAGGAGACGCATAATCTGTCTGATCCCTTATAGGGACAATATTAAGTTTTGTATCTGATTCATCACTTCAGCTTTAGGACGACTAGACCCTAAGGGAAGCCAATCAAAGTCTGGCACGTCAAATATGACCGTTTGATCAAACTGATTTATAAAATTTATCACTGGCTCTATTGCGTCTATAATTTCCTTGATGTGATAAGGCCAATTTTTCACCTGTGTTTTCCCTGCGATGACCTCTTCTTTCCACACAACTGCTGCCAATCCATAATAGTTTCGAATCGTATTAACAGCTGTGCGAATCGTCTTGATATGTGCAGCTTGAACCTTCGTTGCATTGGGTACTATGGTTTCAAATGGTGATGATAAGATCGCAAATGACCTACTGACTTCAGCGCTGGCCGACTGGATATTCTCATCCAAACATTTAAATGTCGCTGTAATGCTCCCAATGTTTTGAGCTTCACCCTGATAAATAGTTTTGATACCATTATTCAAATAGCCGTTTTGAGAGAAGCGTTCTGGATTATTAACGCTATCTTGCCAGCTATTTGTTCCGATCCGTACAAAAACGCTCTGTAGCTGCCCATCTGGTTCAGTGCCCGTTGTAATCAAAAATCGAGGTGTCGTGTTGTATGTTGCGCTATTTGCCTTAGGTGCAGAAATGCTTGGCGCAGCGGGTGGACTATTCTTCTTAACATAATTACTTACGACATAGGAAGATACTGCTCCGAGTGTGTCTGCTACGTTTATCCGGTATCTGGTGTATGTTCCAGCAACCGTGGTAGCAAGCGTTTCATAGGAACCAGAAGTTGCGTCGCTAAGGATTGTTGTTATCGTTTCATATGTTGCCCAGTTTACTGCATCGGTTGAAGTCGATTTTTGCAATACATACTGTTTAATAGGGCTGGTACCAGCAACGGCGCCACTCCATGACAAGGATATATTGTTTGCTTCATAGATGGCGGGTGTCGCCACAAAACTTGTTGGGGCAGTTGGCAGTGTGTTTTTCCGGACATTGTTAGTAGATATTTTCCATGTGGAATAATAGGAACTTCCAGCGGTGCCGCGTGTTCTTACTTGGAATCTACGATAATATCCACGTGTCGATGATGGATTGACGCTAAGACTCCCGCTGGTCGCTGTTGAATTAACCGTAGAAAGAGCACTCCAACTGCCCCAAGTAGTACCATCACTTGATTCACTGTACTGAATTTCATAAGAAGAAATCGTATTGCCTGCACCACTAGTAGCGCCACTCCATGACAAAGTCACAGCATTTTCAGCTAGGCTCGAGTTTAGTGAACAGGTAGTGGGCGCACCGCATGCAGTTATTGCAGCATAAATACTGTTACTTTCCTTGTAAGAGGAAACAGCATTTAGTGTGTCTGTTATACGGATGCGATACTTCGTATAAGTGCCAGCAACCGTTGTTGGTGTGACTACTTTGCTTCCACTGGTAGAAGAACTGGTAACGGTGGAATGGGTGCTCCAAGACGACCATGTGGTCCCATTTGTGGATGTACAATGCTCAATATTATATTGTTTTATGGCACTAGTTCCTGCGACTGCACCGCTCCAAGAGAGGGTAACATTCTGATTGTTATATGTGGTCGGACTGGCAGAAAAACTAGTCGGAGCTGTTGGCAGCGTGTTTTTCCGGACGCTGTTCGTGGATATCTTCCACCCTGAATAATATGAACTTCCTGCCGCTCCTCTGGTTCGAACCTGAAATCTACGGTAATACCCACGTGTAGTAGGCGGCGAAACAGCAACACTACCGCTGGTAGCAGTTGTGGTCACTGTTGTCAGAGCCGTCCAGCTTCCCCAAGTGCTATTGTTACTCGACTCGCTATACTGGATCTCATAGGAAGATATCGCATTATTAGTACCAGATGATGCTCCGCTCCAAGATAATGTGACATTACCTTCAGCTAAAGTTGCATTTACCGAGCAACTTGTCGGTGCGCCGCATGCAGTTGTCCTGCTGGCCCAGTTAATTGTTAGAACAATCTTTGTCAGGTCGTTTCGCCCGGTAAAAGACATGTAGTTGGCTGTGCTCGACCCGGCATCGATGAATAAACAGTTACTTGTACCACTTCCTAAGGAATCAATTAGTGCTGTAGAAATTGCAACAGACTTTGCTCCCTGTCCAGCTGTAATAGTGTAGCTATAAGCTGATGTCACTTTGCTCGGTCTAGTAGCAGATACGTTGGTAGAGGAACTTACAGCTGGAATGCCGGTTTGATTCCCTGCGTAAAGATACATAGGCAAGGCGCTCCCGTAAGCACCAGAACCAGTACGATAAAGGGCTATGGATGCACTTGTAGGATAATAGCTCGCATACGTGTTTCTTATGCTAATGGAGTCGAACACCATAACCCCGACACATTCACCATAGGTGCTGTAAACACCTTGACGAATATCACTGGTTGTTCCTGGAATATAACTGCCGTTACGCCAACAACATGCATTAGTTGCTTGATAGGTCGACATTTCTTATCACCTCACTCATAAACCGCTGAAACCAAAGAGTTCACAAGACCGCAGCTTGTTGAATTAAGTCTGGTGTCTGTAATATTGTTTTCAGGCACTGAAATTGATCCTTTAGGTACAAGGACTTCAGCAATGCCCAGTTCATATATATCAGTTGTACGTGTTAAGGCGCTTGGGATTGGTGTGGTGCTTGCAACTCCAGTTAAAACTGCAAGATAAATTCGTCGTTCTGCTGCACTCCACCTGACGACTATTCGATCAATACGAGGATTTACACCGTTTGCTGTTTCAAGAGGAAGCTCCAGCGTGTCGGTATTCTCGTAGCTATATCCATTTATCCAGGCACTTCCCTGTGCAACAGAAACAGCCATACCATTGGCTGGTGTTACTAAAAGGTTAGATGCACCGGTATAAAAAATACCGTTTGAAACCAGCTTATTAAAATATGAGGCGAAGTCCGAAGCATCATATACCCGGTCGCCACCTGAAGAATTAAAGAATCCGCTTTTTTCCATCAGAAGTCTCCTTTCAATTTTTGTATTAAGGTCAAAATGCCTTTCCCGAACACAATACTTAAGCTTAGTCCGGTTGAATCGTAACTTTCTTCGATTTCGGTTATACGAGTTTGTAAAGATAACCCCCATGCATTTGAAATAACATTGACGGTTTGACCCAAATCGTAATCTACTTTATAAATCAAATTGCCATGAGGATTCACGGTGGCATCAAACGTTTGGATCATACCCATTTCTACAAGCTTGTTCTGACCTCGAAAAATAAGTGCTTCAGAGTAGCCGGTGCCGAAATCTTCCTGACGCAGGTCTTTAGCGTCCACGAAAACCTCCCGTCGATTTTCCCCGGTTTCTGTAGTGATAGCAGCATAAATTCTGCTTACACCTTCTCCTTCACCACCGATAAGGGCTGTATTTGCATAATTTACACTGTTTTGGATATAAACTTGATCCGTCAGATTTTCATATTCCTTCGAGAATACAGCATACGATTCAGCCCCTTTATATAACTGAATTGAAAACGTACTCTGTGAAGGATCAAACACCGTTTTGATTCCTACGTTTACTGCATCGCACAGGCTTGATATCGCATCCATCAAATTTCTATTAGACACCTGAGTGTTAACAGGTATGCTTAAAAAATCTGATAAGAACGAAACGCCAGGAATTTGACGGGATGTATCTATCGGAGCTATTAGATGATTATTTAGAAGCTGTCCGATGCACGAAGATAAATCTGAAGTCAAAATCTCTGTTCCCCATATAATGCGTCTGGCAATAAAGGAAGTTACAAACCGTCCGCTTGCCTTTATGGATTCTTTATCTGTTTGCATCAATTCAAAATGCTCTATAACGCCTGCTTCTTGATCATCATTTTTCCAAAGGTAATTACCAGCAAGTAATAGTGCAGCATTTTGAGGTGTGGCTGGAGCTATGAGTTCGAAAGAACCACAATGGGAATACCTTCTGGTCCAGCGGAAATACTCGAAAGATTCCACGACCCCCACTAGCTCTCGATTTGTACCAAAAATATATATTTCCATTTCATACCCCCAGAAATTGCGGACGATAATAGATGCTAACCTCCAGAAGATCCATGTTGGATGACGCGTTGTAGCGAAGAAGATTACGCCCAGCATTTAGTTGCAAAAATGTGGAACCTGTATCCAGAAGTGCAAAGGCATTGCTAACAGTCTGTCCAGAAACGCTAATTACTCGCTTCCCAGCAAAATGCGTATAGATCCTAAGCTGTGTATCAGCATCCATAGTGGTATTTAATCGAACATACTCACCGGAATCCAAATTCATAAGTTCAGGATTTGTAACAGTACCTAATGCCTGAAAAACAATCACACACCCGCAAGAAACATCTCCTGTGTTATCGACTGTGATGATTTGGCTCGGTTGTCGCAGTCCAAATTCCATCCCGCTTTCTGGAATCTCTAATTCAAAGGAAAACTGCGCTAACCAAGAGGCTAATTCTTCACGGATTTCTTCTAGCGCTTCAAAAAATGGCGAGGGGCAAAGTAGGCTTATAAAGAAATTTGGTGCGCGCTCTCGTGAAGATGCTGTAAATCCAGCCTCTTCAACTACACAATAGATACGCCTTTTTCGATACACAAGTGTCCCGTTCTTTTTCGGACTGAATATTCTCAAGAAGCGCTCCCGTTTCGCATAAGCATCATCTGGTGAGCTAGCAACGATTGTACCTTCAAGTGTGATATTTCTCATGTCCAACGTCGACGAAATGTAAAAGGCACCATCTTGCTCAGGTGCCTTGAAGGTATTGACGGTTTGGCGTAAGCTCCCGGTGCCATCTATTTTTGTTAGAAAAAACGGGCGAGACTGTCGTAAAGTGATGCTCTCACCGCTTGAGTTTATATAGCTTATTTCCATATGTTTTCCTTTCTAATATTCCAGTGCCAACTTCCGTGACAAGTTTTTAAACTCTCTTGCTATTTCTTTTTCAGATAATGCCTTTGGAGTGACAACAGAAATATTTTGGGTTATGGCCGTGTTGCCGCCACTATTTATTCTGGTACGATTGGGATTTCCATTTTCAGATTCCACATCCGGCATATCAAAACTTGTAGGAATGGCATTTTGCATATCACGTGCAACACTATCCATTGCTCGTTCAAATCCTACACCTATACCCAGTCCCATATTGCCGCCCAGCTGTGCAAATAATGTAGAAGGCGATTTGATCCCAAAAAAGTCTTTAATACGAGATACCACATTCCCAAAAAAGCCAGAGATTTTGTCCCATAACCAAGTGCCTGCATCCGATATACCTTTCCATAAACCCTTGATCAGATCGCCACCTACTTGTACGATTTGTCCTACTGAGCCGGTAAGAGCTTTTACCAATCCGGTGATGATCTGTGGCACAGCTTTTACGATCTCAACTATGATGGTGGGAAGATTCTCGATTAGGGCTACGAAAAGCTGTACACCTGCCAGGATAATTTTGTCGATATTTCCAATTACAGCACCGACCAGTGAAGTAACAATTTTCGGGATAGCAGTAACTATGGAAGTTATAATCTGTGGTAACGCTCGTATAAGTGAAATCAGCAATTGGATTCCGGCATCAATAATAAGAGGAATAGCATTGATCACAGCATCGATGATGCCGTCAATTATTTTCGGGATGGCTTCAACAATAGCAGTTATGATAATAGGCAGAGCTGTCACCAGTGATATTAAAAGCTCTATTCCAGCATCTATAATCTGTGGAATTGCACTAATGATAAAATCTACCAACGCTATAATGATTGCAGGCAAAGCCTCGATTAGTTGTGGAATTGCTTCTAGCAAACCTTGTGCTAAGCCAAGAATCAGCTGAAGGGCTGCCTCCAAAATCAGAGGCAAATTTTCTATCAGGCCTTGTACGATCTGTGTTACCGCCAAAACTGCAGCAGGGATTAGCTGAGGAAGGGCGTCAGCAATACCACTTACGATTGTGCCGACCATCTGGATTGCAGCAGTGGTTAGCGTAGGCAATAATTCCACAATTCCATTCACTAGCGTCATCAAAAGCACAACAGCTGCTTTTGTAATTTGTGGGAGCGCAGCGGTCAACCCCTTAACTAAGGATATGACGATTTCAGATGCTGCTTCCACCACCACAGGTAGCTGCTCAGAAATAAATTGTATGGCTTCTTGAAGAATTCCACCCAGCGCATCAATTAACCCCTGTGCACCGTCCTTTTCAAAAGCGGTGGACAATTCACCTACCCATCCATTTACCATTGGTAGAACTGACCCGGAGAGCATGCTGGTAAGACCCCCAGCAAGCTGACCTTTAAGGGAAGCTACCCCATCCGCCAAAGTGGACATTTGACCAGTAAAAGTTTTTGACTGCGATTCCATGGAACCATAGAAACGGCCGCCTTCAGAAGTGGCTGACGCGAAAGCTTCGGCTACCATATCTGCGGATATTGCACCCTTAGACATTTCTTCTTTTAACTCGCCAATGGATTTCCCCGTCTTTCTCGAGATTTCTTCCAGAGGATTAAATCCGGCGTTTATCATTTGCATCAGGTCTTGACCAGTAAGTTTGCCGGTTGAAGACATCTGGGCGAACGCAAGGGTTAAGCTTTTAAATTTCTCTGCGTCACCTTGAGATATATCTCCTAACTCTTTCATATGCTTTTGGGCATCGGCGGCTGACATGCCAAAACTCATTAAAACTTGAGCCGACTGGGCCAGATCCTGCATTCCAAAAGGTGTAGCAGCGGCTTCCTTTTTTAGATCGTTGACTAGTTTTTGAGCTTCGGCTTCATCTCCGAGCATGGTTGTGAAGGAAGTTGTATACCCCTCCATCTGCGCGTTATATGCAACACCATCCTTCATAGCTCCGACAAAGGATCTACCGATTTCTGCGATTGCACTACCCAGGGCTTTAACTCCGCCTATGATGACATCAGAAAGAAGGTTTGCTTTTAATACGTCTCCGAAGACAGACGTGCTTTTACCAGCGCTGTCCATTTGGTCGCCTACGTCATCAATGTTATCAGCAAGATTGTCAGCGGCTTTGGCAGCATCGCCCATGTTGTCTGCACCCTTGTCCGTGGCTTCGGCATGATCGCGTAAGGATTTGTTGTTGTCATTTAGCTCACGCTCCATGCCGTTTAGTTCTGCAAGGGCCTTGTTCAATTGGATCTGCCAATTTTGAGTTCTACGATCGTTTTCCCCAAATGAAGTAGATGCGTTATCCAAGGCTGCACGTAGTGTCTCGATTTTGTTTTTCTGGGTATCGATCTCTTTGTTTAACACTTCGTTTCGAGAAGTAAGCGCTCCGATACTTTTATCGTTTTTATCAAACTGAGAGGATACCAGTGCCATTTCACTACCAAGCACTTTAAACGCCTGATTGATCTCAGAAAGAGCCTTTTTAAACTCTTTTTCGCCTTCAACTCCAATTTTTAAGCCAAAGTTGTCTGCCACAATCTTTCACCTCTTTCCTTAGGTAAGTCCATCCGGGATTATATCTTCTATAAATAGATCAGCTTTAGGATGAGAAATCCCGATAAACTGTCGGTGGCATTCCCATAGATCTAAAAGAAAGCCAATAGGTGTTAGCCAGGCTTCTTCTTCGGAACGGTTTAAATGAACCGTTGCGTAATAT